TCGAGCATTACGGAATCAGTGTCTCCGTAAATACAGTAATCAACCTTTTCTGTTTTAAGGAGATTATTAAAATAAATGTTTAGTTTATTCTCAATCCACTTAAGGGCAAGTTGACCTGATGAGGTAATGGCCTCGGCGTTTCTTAGTTCATAAAACCTAAAGTACGGAGATCCAAGAGCCCCATAACCGCTGTTCAGACAAACTTTAAGGCTCAGTTGCTTCACATTGTAATTAGAAATTTTATACTTTAAAGACTTATCTTTAGATTTCTCATATTCTTTTTCGGCTGCGATTTGAAGATTTTTATACTGCTTTCTTTTTTCATACATGTCCTCAAGAATGGCCGGAATAAACCCCTGACGATCCTTTGAATACATAGACCCATTAGGACAAATTGAATACTCTGGATAATCTGAAGTATCAACTTTTTGCTTAACAACCTTACTAACAGATATTCCAGGAAATGGTTCCTTTACAAGTGTTTCAGGTCCAATGTTAAAACTAATCATTATATGCGGGTACAATGACGTAAGGTCAAGAGTCACCGTCCATCCATAAAGACCGGGGATTGGCTCTTTTACATATGCTCCAGCAAACTTCTCTGATTTATTTGATTGTTTTTTAAGTGGAATGGCGATCTTCTTTTTATTAAGGTAATTGAAAATAATATTGTCCCACATTCGTACCTGATAAAAAACATCCTCATAATTAGACTTTGATTGATAAGCAAGATCAATCGCCATATTAATTAGTTGAAGTTTTTCTTCTAGCCGGTCAACAAGTTCTACGTCAATCTTGTTATATTTGACATATGTATCCCAACCATATGTATAAAAGTCCTTAAAGGTCTCATACTGAGAGTGATCTAGTTTATTCTGGCCTAATTCATTATAGGCAATTGTATCAAGACGGTAATTTTCTGGATTCTTAAAGGAATACTTTTTATAAAGCTCCATATAATCAAGAAGACTTACCCCATAAATTTCGTATTGGGTTTCTACTTTATTGTTCTTTTGGATCTGACGATCACGAATAAATTTCCAAGGAGAAAGCCTTTTTGCATCGGCAGTTCCAAGGACTCTTTTGATTCGGTTGATTATATATGGAACATCGAATCCTAAAATGTGCCATCCGCTTACCACATCAGGGTAATTAGACTCCCAAAAAGTCAAAAACTTATTAAGAAGATCAACCTCATTGGCACATTCTTGATAAACATAATTATCCATTACCTCAGAAAAAGGCCGACTTCCCCAGGTATAGATTTTTTTGGTCGAATAATCCTGAATAGTAATCAGGAGAATTTCTTCCTGGGCAATATCCGGTTCAGGAAATCCTCCAAGTTCGGCGGCGGTTTCAATGTCTAGTGTATAAAGCCGGATTTTATTGATATTGAAATCTTCAATCTCTTCAGGATATTGCTCGGATAGGTACTGATAAATGGCCGTTTCATGTCCGTAGATTGAGATGTTATCAACGTCTTTATACTGCGTCAACCATTCCCGACATTCTTTAATAGATCCTGGATTTATCGGGGATACATTTTTATTATCTAGTGTTTTCCATTCTGAGGGAGTATTTGATGTAATGTAGAAAGTGGGTCTGTAGTCTAATTTTCTATGGAAAGGAACACCCGAGTCGTCATAACCCCTTTCATAAACACTATTTCCAATTTGTTTGACAGAGGTATAGAACATTATTTGATCAATTCTTTATATTTTGCAAGCAGATTAACATTTGGTTCGGCAATGGTCAAAAACTTATCCGGGTGCATCATAAACGAATTTTGAGTCGTTATATCGAGTAGCCAGGGAGTTAAAAAGTCTTTGTCTATTACAAAAGGCTCTATAATCTTACATGTGGGATCTCCAATCTCATCTGGAACGACTTCTTCGATTTGGGCGATAAGAGTGAGATTATTCGGGAATAGTATAATTTTAATTTCCATAAAAAGAGGGTCTGTTGAGGACCCTCTGATTTTAGCACGTCCCCTTGGGATTTGTCAAGGGGGTGTTTGCGCCGACGATATTGGTGGGTAGCCTGAACTATTTATAAAAAGTCAAGTGCTTCTAGTGTGGATCATTGAACTTCTGGAGTCTCTTTTTTCTTCCCTATACTGTACTTTTCTACAAGATTCCATGATTCTTTTTCTTTAAACGGAAGAATCTTGATTTGGTTTAGTGGAGCCCGATCTTCTATTTGGGCCGGATTTTTGACTTTTACGATCCCCCATTGATCAAGTAGATGGGCAATCGCGTGAAGCCTTTCAAGATCATTAACCGTAATTGTTGCACTACGATTATCTAAAACAAACATAAATTTAAAATGCACCAAATAGTATTTTCCGTTTTTATAAAGAACATGAGCCGTTTGGTATAGCTCTTTTTTATATTTCGATGCAACACCCATTCGGGTTAATGTCTCTTTTGCAAGAAGAAAAGAGTCTGGAGTTTCCAGCTCCACTTCTACCATAAGATCCGGGGACCATTTTATGTATTGACCACTTAGTTCATAATTAGCCATAAATTCCTCAAAAATAATGAATTATGTATTATTTATACTCCACCAACGTTTAACTTTTCTTTAATATAAACAATCTGTTCTTTGGATAATAACTTCAAGGCATCTAAGGCCTTTTCATTATTATAACCATAATACGCCTTGACAATATCAAGATTATCTAAGGTGTTTTTCTTCAAATAATTAGAAAATCTCTTTCTCTTTGGGACTCCATAAAGAAGAAACTTATATTGCATGTCCTTGTCCATAGTGAACCTTTCATTCAGTTCACTAGCAAAAAGAACAGTATCAATATTACCAGAAAGCATCCGGTTAATAATAAAAGGCGGATATTGATTAATATCTTCCGAAAGATCTTTCTTAGAAAAATAAATTGAATCCAGCCAGTCTCTTAATTCCATTCACATTCGACCATAATTTTAATAAAACAAGCAATCAGGTTAACCTCATTATCTACTACATTCTTGCTCATATGATCATGAATAATCAAAATGGCCTGAGGAATAGAATGTTTCACCATGACCTGTTCAAGGCCATCATAAAACTTCCTTAGGATTACATTCGGGTCGTTGTCTAGATTATTAATAACCCACTTTCTGACCTCGGTAAAGTTCTTTTGCTTTAAGTGATCATAAAGGGCCGAGATTTTTATATCGGCGGCCTGGGCCAGGATGGACGAATCGATTACACCAGAATTAGAGTATTGCTGCAAGACATTGAGAATCCTCCTGAAATCAGGAAAGTACTTGATCAATAGTTTAGTAATGATCTTGTCGTCTTCACATTGAATCTTTTCTTGCTCTAAAATATAAACAATTCTATCACTAAATTGCTGTGCAAGTGCAGGTCTTTCCTTAGAAGGAATTGTGAAATCGGTTACTGGACATCTTGAGAACATTTCTGGAATGATTCTGTTTTTATAATTACAAGTAAAGATAAAAGCACAATTATGCTGTAATTCGTCAATAGCCGCCCTTAGGGCAAGTTGGGCATCGTGGGTTAAATTATCTCCTTCATCGATAAGAAGAATCTTCTTCCCTGAAAAAGAAAGCGAAACTGTAGAGGCATATTCTGTTACCTTGTTACGAATTACATCAATGGACCTCTCGTTAGATCCATTAATTTTCATAAAGTCCCGATCAAGACTTTTTGCCAAGGCATTGACCAGATTTGTCTTCCCAACCCCAGGAGGACCAGCAAGAATCATGTTCGGGACATTTCCCGATTCTTCAATTTCAAGAAAGACCTTTTTTATGTCCTTTGGGAGAATACATTCGGATACATTTTTAGATGCATATTTTTCGACAAAAAGAAAATCATTCATTACTTTCAAACTTTGAATCAGGTTCCATTGCGACCCAATAAACCAGGGACATTTTTTGATGAGAGAATTTAGCAATGTTCTTTTTAGAAAGAACAACCTCATAACTGCCAGGGAAAAACTGGAGATTTTCAATCTTAAAGTTCATGCAGAACTTTTCTGTCGTTGTGCCAACTTCAATTGAATACTCGTTTGAGGTATCGTTCTTTTTGTCTTGAACAATTAGTTCAATTTTTTCTCCATCACCAACAACGGAAAGATCGTCCAGACAGAAGATTTGTTTGGCCTTAATGATCTTATCAAGAGAAGTCTGGTCCATTACAAAACAAACGTCCTGGGAAGGGAGACTCATCTTTTTATCGGGTGGAGA